CTTGATGGGTCTTGGGAATGTTTCTTTGACCCGCGACAACTGCTCAACGGACGGACACGGCAAGGCGCCGTACAGTGGGGGTCCAACGGACTCTAACTAGTGTGCTAGGCATGCTTGACAGAATCCGTGAACTACACGAAGAGGAATGGCAAGCACGCTCAGCCGCGATAGTAGAGCGGTATGAAGAAGTAGTCAGTGGCAGGGTTACCGTCGCTGGTAATCCTGCCGTTGATCTTATGTACGGCGTGGCACACCCAAGAAATCTATCTGGGCAAGAGGTAATCGTACGAACCAAGCACGTTGGGCTACTTGGTCCGCTTGGTCACTACCAAGACCGCGCCGCTGAGGTAGAGGCGTTCATGGTGATGCTAGGCGCTGAAGTTTGGAGGGATAAAGAATGAAGCAAACAACTTACACGTTTATGGTGGCGCTTGGGTTCTCCGCCATTTGTTCACTTGCGTCGATCCCCTTCTCGCAAGGGACAAGTGCTGCTGAAGCGGAAGTCGTTGCGCCAGTGGAAACCCTGGCTCCGTATGTTGAGCCTGAGGCAACGCCAGTTCCTGATCGTTGCCTTAACCCAGAGACCTCCTCAGTGGACTGCTTCCCTAACGCCACTCCAGTTCCAGACACCTGCTGGGATTGCCTTGGGAACACGCTGACGGACGAAGAGACGTTGCTGTTGGTGTGCTCGCCAGAGTCTTTGGCAGAAAACCCACAGCACTTTGAGACTTGCTACGAGGACGAGTGGATTTATTCGTGTGACCCAGATGGCTGGTGCGAGTTTGACGAAGGGGACGACCCAACAGGAGAGGGCTATGACTGGTAAAGAGCCCTGCCAGGAATGCGCCTGCGTTGGCTGCTCTGAGGGAAATTGCTGCGATCACGCGGCTGGGCACTGGTACGACGATCAGGCTGAGAAGCAGGCGCTTGAAAAGTTCCTACTTCCCATAGTGGACGACCCTGTGCGAGAATGGGCGACACAGTTAAAGGAGGCACGCCGTGCAGGAAAAGGACTTTAAGAAGATTCATAGCCTTGAGCAGGCTTACCAAACGTGGCAGAACGGCGACCTTGACGAGAAGTATCTGAAGCGCGCCTCGCGCCTACAGTGCGAGTGCGGCAACGCTGACCCCCTCTGCATGCAAAGCAATCACACAAAAATGGCGGATGAAATGTTCCGCGCTGGGGATGAGTGGGAAAGGGAGCGACATGTCTGACGACGCAAAGATCAACATTGACCAAACAATTTCCTCCGCATGGGCGCGGCTTAACGAGGCTGCGTCTAAGCGAAATATGGAGATTAGCGTCATTGAATCTGACGAGCAGCCCCCTGCAAAGCAGCGATGGCTTGTCTGGGTAAAGCCAAGCAATCAGAAGTGGGCGTTATCCCGTGGTCAATACGGGGCTATTGGCGTTGACCCAGCAGATGCAATGGACAACCTGACGAAGATGCTAGAAGGTGGGAACCTTGAGCAGAACGGCTGAAAGCGTCACGCGCGGTCACCCAGATAAAATCTGCGACCAGATCAGCGACGCCATCCTTGACGAGTATATAAGGCAAGATCCGTACTCTCGCGTTGCCTGCGAGTCCGCAATCTCAGGCTCTCAGGTCTGGATCTTTGGCGAAGTCGCGAGCAGGGCAAAGGTCGACCACGAGGCAGTGGCGCGCAGCGTCCTCAGTTCCATTGGGTATACCGCAGAGTCTGGCATTGACCCAATGAAGTGCTCCATCACCTCAAGCATCAAGGAGCAGTCGCCAGACATTGCTATGGGCGTTGTTGAAGGTGCAGAGATGGGCGCAGGAGATCAAGGCATCATGTACGGCTACGCAACTGACGAGACGGACGCCTTGATGCCTCTGCCTATTCATGCAGCAAAGAAACTTACGCGCGCCTTGTCGATGGCGTTAATGGACGGGTCTGTGGACGGGCTACGACCAGACGGTAAGTCGCAGATCACGGTCAATGATGCGGGGCTTATTGACACCGTTGTCTTAAGCGCGCAGCACGAGGCGGGCGTAGACCTCTCCGCTTTCAGGGGGCAGTTGTATGGGCTTGCGCAATCTGAACTCGCAGGGATGGTTACGCCTAACGCAACGTTCCTGATTAACCAAACTGGAAGATTTGTCCTTGGTGGTCCAGCAGCGGACGCGGGTCTAACTGGCAGGAAAATTATTGTAGACACGTACGGGGGTGAGGCGCACCACGGCGGCGGAGCCTTCAGCGGCAAAGACCCCACCAAGGTGGATAGGTCAGCAGCATACGCCGCACGGAACGCCGCAAAGAATGTTGTGGCGAATGGGCTGGCGCGAAAAGTTGAAATTACCGTAGCGTACGCAATCGGAATGGCTAGACCAGTATCGCTCAGTGTTGACGCATACGGCACTGGTGACAATGAGACGATTAGGAAGTATATTATTGAGAGATGGGACTTCCGACCTGCCGCGATTATTGAGCGGTTTGATTTGCGGAAGCCTTGGTACTACACGGCAGCCGTGCAGGGGCACTTTGGTGTTGACGGGCTTCCGTGGGAAAACGTGGAGGGTTGATGGCTTACGAAGAAGACGAGGTCCTGCTTGCTGACGGATGGGAAGACTGCTTCATTGGTACGGGCTCTGTGTTTGCAGGGTCTGCTGGGCTGCGCCGCGTCGCGGTCTACGATCTGCCAAAGATGATTGATAAGTTGATAAAGGAAAGTTCAGCGGACTGCGCTGACCAGTGCGAATGCGATCACTACGGAGAAGCGGTTGAGTACCTTGAGTTCAACGTGCTTGGGGCGTATGTGGGACCGAACACCCCCGTCTATGTAACGCCTAACACCCTTGAGGATGCGCTGGCTGAGTTGGAGTCCTACTAATGCCATCAATGGTGATTGTTGTTGAAGTTGTTGCCAGCGGCGGCGGCGACGCTCCAGTAGACCATCAACTGTTCTCCATTTCCTACTGCCCGCCAGACGCTGCGGTGCACAGGTTTTTAACCCAGCCGCCCTCAGGGGTTGAGTCAGCAGAGTGGCGAGACGACATTATTCGACCCTTCCCTCTTGACGCCTCTGACATGACGGTAAGCCTGTTTGCTCCAATCTCAGGTGGAACTATTGGCTACCCTGGCGGGATGCGCGAGGAGGGGCTCTACAAGAGCGGCGGGACATGGCGCTGGGAAAGCAGAACGGCGACTAATCACAGGGAAGAAGTACGTGGCATCCCTGAGACACGCTCCGCTGAGGGGATGGTCATTGGCTCAGCATGGTTTGAGTTCGTACGAGAAATTAAGAAGCAGATTCAAGATGGGGCTGTACAGACACCATCGTTCTGGTGTATCATGGCGGTAGAGGCGACGGTAGAAAACCTTCGCTCAAATGGGCTTCGCCCACGAGTAGTCTTCTGGATGGAGGGAGAAAAATATGTCTGAGATTTGGAATGGCGCTGAGCAATTGCGAGCGCTTCTGGTCCCCGTTGACCAACTGGCAAAGTACCCAAACAATCCGCGCCGTGGTGACGAGACAAAAATCCAAGAATCGCTCACCCGATTTGGGCAGCAGAAGCCTATTGTAGTTGCCAAGGAGACTAACTATATCGTCGCTGGCAATCACGTGTTTGGCGCAGCAAAGGCGCTTGGCTGGACGCACATTGCGGCGGTAGTCACAGACCTGTCAGACAAAGACGCTAAGGCGTACCTGATTGCAGACAACCGTATGTCTGACATTGGCGACTACAACGACTCTGCGCTTGCGTTGATCCTTGAGGACCTTGCAACAAGCGGTCACCTTGACGGCACAGGCTACGACTCAGACGACCTTGATTCCCTGCTTGCAAAGATCGAGAAGCAGACGGACGACACCAAGGAAATGGCAGACCAGTCGCCAACTGCGGAAATTGTTTTTGACGACGAGGAGCAGCAGGATCTTTGGTTTGAGTTTGTGAAGTGGCTGAAAGGCAAGTACCCAGAGTACGAGACGTTCGCCGCACGCCTGACCCGCTTCATTGACGACTCCATTCGTCCGTAGAGGCGCAGATGCGCTACAGGGACATTCGTCTTAGCGAATCAGAGGTTCGCCGCTGCGTTGACTGGACTGCGGAAAAACAAGCATTCAAGCAAGACCATGAAGTTGTAGACCAGTGGTACGACCGTAAGAGCACTTCCTCCGCAGTCGATCTGATGGGAAGGCTTGGAGAAATTGCAGCATGTCACGCGCTAGACCTTGACTGGGCGACCGCGCTCGATTGGGAGATCCGCCCAGGTGGAGATACTGGAATCGACTGCTTGGCGTACGGGTTCAAGTGGGACGTCAAGACATCCACATTGGACGAATTGATTTTCAACAGCAAGAAACACTTCAAGGCGGACATTGCCATTCTTGTGCAGTTGATTGGCGACAGGCAACATCCTGAGGCGCAATCCTCTATTTGGCGGGTGTGGGGCGTGTGCTCAAAAGAGAAATTCATGCGAGACGCAGCAGAGCACATTTATGGAGAAGGAAAAGATGAGCGTTCCCGCGTAAAAGTTAGCAATGAGAAATTGACCCCATTGCAGGGATTCTTCGACCACATCACAAAGAAGATTTGGAACGATGGCGAGATTTCGTAAGTACATTGACAGCAGTGTCATTGAAGAAGCGAGCAATCGCATTGCCCACATCTATGACGTCTTTGACACTGTGGTCTACATGTTTAGCGGCGGAAAAGATAGCCTTGTCTGCATCCACCTAGGATGGGAAGAAGCGAAGAAGCGTTACGGAGAAGACGCGGTAATCGATGTCGTGTTCCGTGACGAGGAGTTAATCCACCCGTCCGTCATTGACTTTGTCAACGAGTATAGGAACAAACCATGGATCAGGATGCGGTGGTTCTGCGCCCCCCTTGAGAACGAAACCTATATTCTCACTGAGCGATCCACCTACTGGGCATGGGACCCAGATAGGGAATGGGCTAGACCAATGCCAGACTGGGCAGAAAAACTAGAAGGCTTCGATGGTAAAAAGGTTGACCAACATAGTCTTGATGCTTACATCGCAAAGTCCTACAGGGGTATGGTTGCCTTCGTAACTGGAATCCGCGCTGAGGAATCAAACATTCGATACCGAAGCGTCGTTAATAAACTTCACGATAACTACATTACCGCGCCAACGGTACCATCTGGCGTGCCGCAGCCAAAGCGCGTACGCATGGCAAAGCCTATCTACGACTGGACTGAAAATGACATTATGAAGTGGCTTCATGAGAGTAAGATTCCTTGGTGCCAAATCTACGACGCACAGGCAATCACTGGGGTAAAATTGCGCGTAAGCACGCCGCTACATTTCAGCAGCGTGGCAAAGTTGCCAAAGTTAGCGCAGACAGACCCAGAACTTTGGGAGATGGTTTTAAAAGTATTTCCTGAGGCGGTATTGCAGAAACGGTATGGAAAAGACTTCGACACGGAAGGAATGATTGCTCCATACAGGGAGAGGGGCTGGGAAGGCGTTGCCGCATTTATTGCTAAGAGGTTCTCTGACGACAAGGAGAGCAGAATCCAGGCAAAGAAGCGGCTTGCTGAGTTTAAGACGCTATCTGACAAAGACCCTGAGTCGTTTACCCCAGACTACTTGCTAAGCGTACTTGCCCATGGTAGAGTAGATACCACAATCCTGAACAACCAAACCGTGCGAATGAAGCGTCGAGCGGCACTGTTAGCGGAGAGGGAAAATGGCTGACCCAATTGATCGCATTGAATGGCGCAACGCTGGCGAGTTGAAGGCTAACCACTGGAACCCCAACAAGGTCTTTAACCCAGAGTTGCAGTTGCTGGAGACAAGTATCCTCACCAACGGATGGATTCAGCCAATCTTGATCACCCCCGCTGGCACAATCATTGACGGTTTCCACAGGTGGATGCTGTCGAGGGAGTCAAAGGAACTTAATCGAAAATACGGTGGTCTGGTCCCTTGCGCGGTTATGGATATTCCAGAGTCTGACGCAAAAATGCTGACGGTAAGAATCAACCGCGCTAAAGGAGAGCACGGCGCTCTGTCCATGAGCGAACTCGTGCAGAGCCTCATTGATCAGGACGGAATCGACCCAGATGAGGTAGCACGACAGATTGGTGCCGCTCGCAGCGAAGTTGACCTTCTATACCAAAACAACGTATTCAAGCAACGCAACTTGGCTGACTATCGCTACAGCAGGGCGTGGTACCCCGTTGAGGTAAAGCGCGGAGAAGAAGAGCCAAAGAAGCCAACTGACGGAGAGTGGGTTGCAAGATGAGCACAAAGTCATACCAAGAGTTTGTAAGAAGCACGAGCGGCGCATTCTCTTCCCTTAACGAAGAACAGGGAAGGATTGCAGCGGCGGCACTTGGTCTTGTAGGGGAGGCTGGTGAAACGTCTGAGGTCATTAAGAAGTACTTGTTCCACGGGCACGACCTGCCAAAAGAAAAGATTGAGAAGGAACTGGGAGATGTCCTCTGGTACGTCACGGAGTTGTGCAACGCCCTAGACATTACCCTGGAGAGCGTGATGGAAAAAAACATTGAGAAATTGAGCAAGCGCTATGGCGGAGAGTGGTCTGCGCAGAAAAGCATAGATCGAGTTGACGTTCTAGACGGTCAAACCTTGTTGTTTGAGGAGCACACGTGAAATACGCCCCTACCGCCAAGGAAAAGTCTATTTACGATAGGCATGGTCTGGTCGTTTTGGAAGATTTCCTGGACCAAGATGTCTGTGCGAAATGGGACTTGTCTTTGCGTGACGCCAAGCCAGAGCAGTTTAAGAGCGACCAAGGGGTCACATCTGGGGGATTCTTTGAGGCTGGCAAAAACCTTTACAACTATCTTGATACCTATGCGATTATGGAGGCGTGCCCAGAGATTGTAGATTTCTATGCGGGAAACGTCGCCTGGCTCAGGAACTTAACTGACGCAGAGGTGGTGAAGAGCAACTATTTCCGCAGCGCCATCACGGCGGTTCAGTTTGAGGCTGCGGGATCTACGCAGTCGTGGCACAGGGAATCAAACCCCGTGACGGTAATTGCCTACTTGACCAATAATCCAAAGCAGGGCGCCATCGAAGTTGTCGACAATGAGACTGAAAAGTCTGTATTCCTGTATCCAAAGAAGGGGAGGGTCGTTGTAATGAACGGGAGATACGTCCGCCACCGCGTACACGCAATGGAGACGGCAGAGCGCCGCGTGTCGCTGGTATGCAACTACTACCTGAGGGGGGACCATGGTCGACCAGCAGACGCAGATGACCATATCTATGGCGCAGATGTTTAAGTGCACATCTTGCCTAGCAAGTTTTGACCCATGGGCGGCACAGGTGGCGAAGTTTGGAAAGAGTAAAAAGATCCTATGCCCACATTGCAAGGAGTGGATTGAGTACGGAAGGGTGACAAGATGACAAGCGTAGCAAAGCGTCGAGAACGAAGACCAGTGGTGGACATGCGGTTTGACTCCCAGGAGCGAATTGATCTCTGGAGGAGCACAGGCAAGTTCCCGCAAATTCACGACACGCTATTCAACTATGTTATTTCACGAATGAACGGCGATGTTGTGCTTGATCTCTGTGGGTCAACGGGGCTTCTTTCCCGCAGATTCATAAGTGCTGGAATTCCAGCGGTCGGAGTCGAGGGCGAGCAGGAGTCTGTAGAAAAAGGGGTTTGGGGCGAAGACCAGCCAGTCAAGCATATGTGGATTACCCCTGAAACCGTGTGGAGCATTGCTGACTGGATGAAGGAGCATAAAGTTAATACAGTCGTAGCGCGACGCTGCATTAGCGAACTCATCCCAGTGTTCCCTGTACTTGGCGAAGTGTTTATCGCTGGCGGAGCAAAAGAGATGTTCTTAGAAGGACGCCAGCGGGTTGCGAAGCCAACGCACCCGTGCCCAGACATTGAGCACGAGATTATGCCATTTATTGGGGAGTGGGAGGGCTGCAAGCCAACCTGGAAATTAGTGCATCGCTACAAGGAATGCGCGCACCTTACCCCACTTGACAAGGGGGAAACGGGAGCCTAGTATTACGCAGATGCCACCGTGTTGGGCGGAGGCGCAATGATGGGAGTAAGTATGCAGTACGACACGTTTGGTCTCAGGCACGGTCAGGGATGGTACAACGGCTACACGCCTAACGAGCGAGGCAAGGTTGGTCGCTGGCAGAACAAGCAGTACGCGGCGGGATACCCTAGACCAGCAGAATGCGATTCGTGCGGTCAGTCGCAAGGTCTTCTGTTTCATCACTGCGAAGACTACGGCGAGCCATACGGCGCGCACATCTGGCAGTTCCCCCTTTGCTACCGCTGCCATATCATGCTTCATTGCAGGTTCTTTGCGGGTGATGCATTTGAGGAGTACGTGAAACTTGTTGAGAAGGGCTATCAGTTTTCCGCTATGCACACAATGGATTTTGGAACGCTAAAGCGTGATCACATTGCAAGCCCAGGGGCGAGGATTGCCAAGTATCGCATTGTTGAGCCAAAGAACAATAACGTTTTGGCAAGATGCGCCGCTGGCGAATGGACCCCTAAGAACATAGATGAACTTGTTAGAGAGGGAGAGGATGCGCCAAGGATGAGCAAGAAAGACGAGACGCTATGGGCGGTCACTGGATAATGCCCACCTACGATTACGAATGCAAAAAGTGCGATGTTGTTATTGAGGTGTACAAATCCTTCTCTGACGACACTGGCGTAATCTGCGAGGGATGCGGCTCTTCCATGGAGAGGAAGATCTCAGGGGGGGAGAACATCGTCTACAGAGGTTCTGGCTGGGCAAGGAACCAGAAACCAAACGAATGACAGAATGCGGTCACCTTGCTTGCCACCAGTGCGCATGGAATGCGTTTAACGATGCCGTCGCGCCGTACTGGAAAATTGACATCATTGTCAGAAACCCAAGTGACGGGTCGTGGAAAGTTCGCGCCTTCGCTACAGAGAACCTGGACTACTCCGCATGGAGATTGCAGTTAGGAAGGGAGCGATACCTCTACGCTGAGGCGGATCTTATTGGAACTGCAATTACCCTGCTAACAAGAAAAGCGGAGTTTGAGATGCTGCTAGATGGCGAGAGGGCTAACTAAAACCTTCTGGCTGATGTGAAATATAGGGAGACAGACCCTACGTCTGCTGCATACACCAGCGCATCGACAAGGTCGTCGTGCTCGCTGTTTGGGAATCCCATCATCTCCCTTTCAAGTTCCTGGAGACCTGGGGCGTTCCTGAGATGGAATACCTTGCCTGCCTCATACCTTGCGGCAAGAGCGCGGCTACGGCTTACCTTGTCCTTGTCTGGGCGCACTGCACGCGCTGGAAGGCGAGTCTCGCTCAGCATCTCCCTGACGAATGTGCTCTGGTGCTGGACCGCTTCGATGTTCAGCATCTCAATAGCCCTAGGCTCGTCAGTCTGCTGAACCCAGTTTTGACCACGAAGCCCAAGAAGAGATGCGCTCCATGAAAGTTTTGGGCTTGTTGGATCGTCCATTAGACCACCAGTCTTCGAGATACCAGTAAGCCACTGCCTGTGACCTTCTTGCATTCTTGAACGATAAGACCCAACGATGTAGATGTTGTGGTCCTTATCTTCAATGATCTCGATTGCGGCGGTGTAGTCGCTTCTTTCGCTGGTGCTTGCGGCAAGGTCAACGCCAATCCTGCGTACGCCCTCAGGAACCTGATCGACGTATTGAAACCACTCATATCGAAAGATGTTTCCACCCATAGAGGTGACGTCGTTCTGGTATTGGAGCATAAAGATTGGAGTTCCAAGTTCGTCTCGCTTTTTCTGTAGTTCCTCGACCGTGTACATCTTCTTCCAAAGCGGCTGACCGTCTTCAATTGCGGCTCGCTTGAGGGTTGGAATTCCCTTACGAGTCAACTCAGCGTAGAAGTCGTCTTCGTGCCACCGCGTCCCAATGTACCAACGCTTTGCCCCAGGGACAAGCATTGGGTCGATAACCTGCCAGTAGGTTTCGCTGGCTTTCTGCCTTTGACCAGGAGTTGCATTCTCTCGCATGCCCACCATGTCGTCGCAAATAACAATATCAAGACGTGCTCCTGGCTTGATCGACGAAAGACCGTCAGAAAAGCAGGTGCTATCTTTCCCTAAATTGACGTTCTTCACCGTCCATGTCTCGTCAGTCCACTTAGAGCCAACAACTCCATCTTTTGCCCATGGAAAGATTTCAGCAAACATTGGGCTTTCTACCAGATTCTTGATTGCCCTTGATCGAGACATTGCCTCAGCCATAACCGCCGTGATTACGCCAATGCGAACCTTTCCTTTCGTGACGCCAACAAGGCGAGCAGCGCGGTGAATAAGCATTGTGGTCTTTGCGTGACCTCGCGGCATGAGGACAAGGGCTCCATCGTTCTTATCTAAGAAGTCTTCCATCCCGCGCAGGTACGGAGGAAAGACCAGATTGCTCATGTACTCAGCAAAAGCGGCATCAGATGTGGCTGCCTTTCTACGCAACCAATCCCTGTACTCCCTATTACTGAGAGTCTGTTGCGTCTGCTGATTCTGCTGTTGAGGCAATCTCGACCACCTTTCCTTCTACGATCTGAGCCTCTAGGGACTCAGCCCACACCCTCATGCGCTCCGCAAGGTCGCCGTCGCTCAATGCATCAATTGCGTGCTCAGATGACATCTCAATGGCGCCGCCGTTCGCCCCCGTAAGTTCAAGCCTGTCCGCCACATACGCTCCAGTCAGTTTGGCAATGCGGTCAAGACCCTCAAGTTGCACCTTCAAGAACGCAACTTCAGTAGGACCACCTCGCGCACGGGCAGCGCCCGCAGCAGCCTGCCGCATGATGTCTCGCGCTTTGGCAAGGAGTTCCGTGCGATTTCCGTCATTCCCGCCAGGATTCTGCGCAGCCCACTCTTTGCGGATGGCAGAAATGTGTCTATACACAGTGTCTAGTTGGAGATCCACGGCAGAGGCAATCTGGCTGGGCGGCACGTTAGCCAGCAGCAGCCCTGAAATCTTATCTCGCAGGGCAGCAGTTTGCCCCATAGGTCGACGACCAGTTTTAGCCATAATGTGATTATACACCACGTAGAAGCAAAAGTGTTGAATAACGTCCTACATACAGTAAGATACGTGCATGTCTGACCAATACAACATTACCGCGGAGCAGGGATCAGACTTGTCCTTCGTGTTAACTTATAGAACAGCGGCTGCGGCACTCGTTAACCTTACGGGGTATACCGCCAAGATGCAGGTCAGAAAAAACGCCAGCGCCTCAGCCGCTTACATCTCACTCACGGAAACAAGCGGAATCACCCTTGGCGGGGCAGCGGGGACCGTCACCCTGCTAATCGATAGCGCTACTTTGCAAGGGGTTCAGCCAGGATCATACGTCTATGATTTGATCCTTAACAGCGGGACAGGAACGGAGCAAAAGTTGATTACAGGCACATTTGACATTGCTGGGGCTATTTCTCGATGAGCCCGCTAGAGATTAACGCACCAAATCTTAATCTAAGTATTACGCAGAGCGTCCCAACAATCACGACGTCCGCCAGTGTGGCAATTGTTGGATCTGAGACCTTTACGTTCAATCAGGCTGTCGCAAGCGCAACTTGGGTAATCCCTCACAATATGGATAGGCACCCAGCAGTCAGCGTGGTTGACAGCGCTGGTACCGTGGTGTTTGGAGAGGTTACCTACGACAGTGCGAACCAGATCACGGTTCGATTCTCCAGCGGATTCGCTGGCAAAGCATATCTAAACTAAGGAGAGAAACGTGGCAACAAAGTTCCTGACCAGCCTTGATCTTAGCAAAAATGAACTCCAGAACGCGGTAATCCAGAATCTTGCCACGGCTCCTGCGAGCCCAGTTGAGGGGCAGGTTTACTACGATACGGCGCTTGATGTACTCCGCGTATACGCTAACGGCGCATGGTCAAGTCTTTCGACTGGCGCAGGAACCGTTACTGCTGTTACTGGCACTGGCGCGATCTCCTCGACTGGCGGAACTACTCCAGAAATCAGCATTGCTGACGGTACAACGAGCGTTAAGGGTGCTGTCCAACTAGAGGATTCCACGTCTAGCACTTCAACCAGCAAGGCTGCAACGCCTGCGTCCGTCAAGTCTGCCTACGATCTTGCCAACGGCAAGGCAAATCCTTCTGACACAACCTTTGTTGGTACGACCAGCGTTGCGCTGAATCGCTCGTCCGCAAACCTCGCCCTCACGGGGATCTCAAGCGTTGCGCTCCCAGGATCGACCTCAGGCACAACCACCCTTCAGCCAGCCGCAACGGCAGGCGGAACGGTTACCCTTCCAGCAACGACTGGTACGCTTGCTCTTACGTCTGACATTCCGTCGCTTACGGGCTACGTAACTGAGACTGGCACGCAGACCCTCACCAACAAGACGCTTACCGCGCCTATTGTTGATGGTGCTGGTGTAGTCTTTGAAGGCGCCACGGCTGACGGCTATGAGACAACCCTTGCGGTTGTTGACCCAACAGCAGACCGCACGATCACCCTTCCAAATGCAACGGGTACGGTTGCGTTGACTGAAAACAAGTTGAGCGCGTTTGCTGCGACATCGTCCAGCGAACTTGCTGGTGTCATTTCTGATGAAACTGGATCAGGCGCCCTAGTCTTTGCCAATACGCCAACACTTAACGGCGCAACCATCACTGCCACAGGGCAGACGCCGACAATTCACGGTATCTACCTGCCAGAAACGCACGGTATTTACTTTGAGGGCGCAACTGCTGACGATCACGAGACATTCCTATACGTTGTAGACCCAACCGCTGACCGAACAATTACCCTTCCAGATGCGACGGGTACGGTTGCGTTGACCGCAAACAAGTTGAGCGCGTTTGCTGCAACATCGTCCAGCGAACTTGCTGGAGTCATCTCTGACGAGACAGGTACTGGTGCGTTGGTCTTTGCTAACACCCCAACCCTTGTCACGCCAAACATTGGCGCAGCAACTGGTACGAGCCTTGTGCTTTCTGGCGACCTTACGGTCAACGGAACGACCACAACGGTAAACTCAACGACTGTAACGGTCGATGACAAGAACCTTGAACTTGGCTCTACTGCAAGCCCAACGGATGCTGGCGCTGACGGCGGCGGTATTACCCTTAAGGGCGATACTGACAAGACAATCAACTGGGTTGATGCAACCGACGCTTGGACCCTATCTGAGCATGTCAACATTGCCAATGGCAAGGTATACAGGATTAATGGCACGGAAGTCCTCAGCGGGACGACCCTTGGCAGCGGAGTCACTGGCTCAAGCCTGACCTCTGTTGGCACAATTGCCACGGGTGTGTGGAACGGAACCGCCATCGCCTTGGCGAATGGTGGTACGGGCGCAACGTCTGCCTCTGCGGCACGCGATGCCCTTGCGGAGAGCGGGTTTGGTCTTGCTCGAAGGAAGAGCGGTAGCGCTACCTGGACCGCTGGTGAGGCTAAGGCACTCACGCACAGCATCGGCACCAAGGACGTCACGGTAGCCCTGTACGACTCAACGGACGCGCTAGTCTTTGCTGACGTGGTCACCACCAGCACAACCGTAGTCACCGTCACGATCAGCCTCGCAGGCACCTATCGCTGGGTTGTAATCGGGTAATAGTTACCAAATAGAAATACCCCCTGTTGCAAATGCGGCGGCAGGGGGTATAATCTTTTTATGCCCAGGTTTATAAACACCCTAAAGAACGCAGAACTAACCTCAGACCCAACCGCGGATGAGGGCACTTTTTATTACAATAGTTTTACAGATGAGTTAAAGTTGAAGAACTCATCTTCTTGGGCTGCCTTAGGATCTGGCACGACGATTGAGATGCCAACAGGGTCAATTATCATTTGGGTTGGCGATCCTGGGAATCGCCCAACTGGTTGGCTTGTGTGCAGCGGCGCAGCCGTTTCCCGCTCCACCTACTCAAGCCTATTTGCTATTACCAGCACATATTTTGGGGTTGGCGACGGCTCTACCACATTCAACCTTCCTGACTTTCGAGCCCTATCTCTTGTTGGCGCAGTAAGCGCAAACGCAGGCGTTTCAGTTGGCAACACTGCTGGCGGAAAAGTCTGGACCTACGGAACTGCTGACCCCTTTACTGCCCTTAGCCATTCAACAGACACATGGGCGCATACACATACCTTTAGCGACAATTCTCAGGGCTCACATACGCATGCTATTGACCACGCCACCAGTACATCGTTCAGTAGTTCCACGGCATTGTCAGGGCACACGCACACATACTCCGCATCGACGTCATCTACAGGTCACGCGCATACGGTTGGAGACCTTGGGGCATCTACTGGGACAACTAGCGTGCGTAACACTTCAGCGACAGAACCAGCCGCAACCAACAGCCACACCCACACAGTTGCAAATGTCTCTGGGGGAAATGCTCATACCCACACCGTTACAGAAAGTTGCTCTACGTGCAGTGGGCATAACCATTCGTATACTGGGTCAACCCCATCATATACTGGCACCTCTGGTAGCGATGGCGCACACACCCATGGCGGGTCTATGGCAGCAGACGGTACTGCCTCGCACAATCACAGCGCTCATTCTGCAAATCGAGCACGTGTTTGGTACTTGGTGAAAACATGACCAAGGTACTTACAAGTATTAAACTTCCAGTTTCGACTCAGGCAAATGTTGAGACAGCCTACTCTTCTGAGGGGCTGATTTATTACGATAGCGCCAATCAGAAAGTTCGATACCACGACGGGACATCGTGGGCGGATCTTGGGTCTTCAGGAACTTCAGAAATGCCTACTGGAACGGTGCAGCCATGGCTTGGCGCGTCTGCCCCATCTGGCTGGTTAATTTGCAACGGTCAGGCGGTTTCTAGGTCAACCTATAGCGGACTGTACGCAATCATTTCTACTAGATTTGGAACGGGCGATGGTTCAACAACGTTTAACGTTCCAGATCTTCAAGGATACCAAGTCGTTGGCGCACCTGGTCTAAGTCTTCTTGGCAATATTGACAACACGTCAACGTTCCGCCAGGGGTCTATTGATGCTAAAGAAATTGCTGCTCACATTGGAGATGCCGCTGACCACTCTCACGCGCTAACGTACACGGCGGCGGCGGAAACTGAACACAGCAATACGCATTCGCATTCCGTGACGGTCTCAGAGACTACGATCACAAACGCGGCACATACATATTCAGACACATCTAACCAAGGACAAAGCCACACTCATACCGCATCCGTAGCAAATGGGTCTAGCATTACTTCTAGTTCCTCTACGTCAACTAGAGCGTCTACGGCACATACTCACACAGCACCAACCGTGTCAACAGGAGATACTCATAGCCACACAGTAAGCACGTCTTCGTGGTCTGCCCACGCAGCACACAGACATAGCCCAGTCTTTGCTTTGTCTACATCCAGCAATACCTCAGGGGCTTCCCCAGCAACACACAACCATACAGCGACACCATCAAGCGATGGATCGCACACGCACACTAGCCACTCTTACGAAACCTATCAGGTCCACTATATTATTAAGGCGGCATAATATGTCTGTAAAGTTTGTTTCGCCACTTGGGCTACCAGTCGCAGCAAGCGACCAGGCAAACAACATTGGTCAAATTTATTTCAATACAACTACTAAGAAAATCAGGGTATATAAGAGCACGGGATGGGCAGACGTAGGCGGCGGCGCCGCTGGGTCTGCGGGGAAACCAGGAATGGTTACGTCATGGGCTGGCGCTCACAGCAATGTTCCATCTGGTTGGATTCTTTGCAACGGCGACGCGGTTTCACGGACAACGTATGCGGATTTGTTTGCGGTTATTGGAACAAATCATGGTGTTGGCGATGGGACAACAACGTTCAACCTTCCCTACTACGATGACTATTGGCTTATTGGGGCTCCGTCTTCCCTTTCAACTGCGCCAGATCATAACGGGCTTCCTGGGAGTTGGAGAGTTGCTTCTGGGGTTCAGTTCTACGATTCATTTAGCCACTCAACTGATGGCGCACACTCTTCTCACGTCGCAAGCATGACACCTGCGGGGAGCCATTCCCACACTGGAAGCCACTCGCACAGCACTACCTCTGGAACAAGCGGAAGCGACGGGGATGGAAACCACACTGTTAGTGGGGTGTTTAACTTCGCGGGCGCGGCGCACACGCACTCGATTACAAGCGGGGCAAACACTGCCTATGCAGACATCTTTTACACTGCTGGGGTTTCTGTTTCTGGTGGAGGGCATACCCATGTTGTTTCCCTTGCCTCAGCAGGATCGTCGTCAAACCACGTAAGCACAACCACGTCATACACTGGACCAGCAGCCCACCCTGCCCATACCCACACTGGGGCATCTGCCACATCAGATGCGAGCGGAGCGCCTGCCTCAAATGCAGATCACTCCCATACGTTATCTGCCCCTGGAAGCAGCGGCGGGCATGCGCACGCAACGCATGATCCAAAGTCGCAAAAGTTGTATTACATAATCAAGACATAGGAGGAAGCATGACACAGCGCTTAATCAACATCGCTATTAACTTTGAAGAAGAGGACGAAGAGTCCGTAGCGGCAGCCATTGCTGCCAAGTTTGGCGGAACTGCTAGCACCGTAAAGGATGCAGTAGATGTGATCGCTGCCAACTTTGAGTTAATCGACGGGGCGCATGTCCCCCACTGGTCGTGCCCAGAACAAGGGGACTGGATGACGCAGCAGGAAGAACTTGGAAGACTATGGGCGATAGTCGACCAGCATCAGTACGACTGCTGCCACCAGACATCAGAGCCTCCAGTGGGCGCTACTGATTTCGTAAGGGGCGAATGCCCGCCTGCCCACAACTGCAAGGTCTGCGCGGCGACAATCGTCTAGTAGATTTTTTTGCTCTTTACTTCTTGGCTACGGCTGAGAAGATGGGGCAATGGCAGTCAAGAAGCAGCAATCAGGGAAAGAAAAGAAAGCCGCAAGGCTTACTAAGCACGTCTGCTCAAAGTGCGGTAACGCAATCTTGAGCGATCAGTTGTTCAACACGCTCTCTATTGAATACCCGCACGGGAACTCAAAGAGCGCACGAACATGGGTGTGGGCACACAAAGCACGCTGCGCGTAAGGGGCATTTTCTAGCAGATTCGCTGCGTATTGATACACTAAGTTCAACAACTATAATCTATGCGTGAACAAATTCCTTGTTACTGCTTGTTGCTGGCTCCTTGTTGTTTTTACCTTTGCTGTCACCGCAACGGTGCGCGGCGTGGAGAACAACTACGTAGATCGAACGCAAGACTTCTGGGTCAACCTCCCTGCGGATGGCGAACTGCACCTGTGGACTGACCTTTGCGACGACACCACGTCTTCATGGTGCCCTGGAACAGTTGACTCTATGCTTTGGCTGTACGACGGCAACGGCACGCTTATCGCCGCCAATGACGACTCTTTTACGGAGCACACGGGCGGGTACTCCCTGGCTTCAACAATTCGCATCACGCTACCCGCTGGTGACTATCGAGTGCGCGCTGGTGTTTGCTGCGGCGACCCAGCGGCGGATCGCTTCTATGGAAACCACTATTACCTAATCAGCAATTTCAATGTTGAACTGGCTCCTGGAACCCCGTCCGCCACATGGACCCCAACGCCCCAGCCTACCCCCACCCCTGAGCCAACTCCTAGCCCTACGCCAGAACCAACCCCAACACCTGCGCCAACCCCATACCTCAACGCCCCAACTGGATTGATGGTCACGGTGTACAGCAACGGGGACGTCAACCTCACGTGGGATGCACCTCTAGATAGCGGCACGCCTGTCGAGCGCTATGCCATTACTTGGCGGGTTGGAGAACTTGGTTGGGGCGTGGGCTCTGACGAGACGTCAATCACGCTGCCGTGGCAGGTCTTCGCCAGCAGCGGGGGGTCAGACGTTGAATACGCTTTCACAATTCGGGCAGACAACAACACCCTGACAACTTATTCCAGCGAGTCAGTGAGCGTCTCAGTGGTGCTCTTTGCGCCAGTTCCGCCAACCCCAAGCCCAACTCCAGAACCAACGCCTACACCAACCCCTGAGCCAACGCCGTCTCCAACCGAGGAGCCGACACCAAGCCCAACGGAGGTACCATCAATTGAACCAACGCCAGAACCAACCCCAGAACCTACACCTACACCAACCCCACAGCCGACGCCCGAAAGAACCGTGGAGCCAAGTGTTTCGCCGTCTCCTTCCCCTTCTCCTGATCCCACTGATGTTCCTTCTCCTGAGCCAACAGAGTCCCCTGTGCCAACTCCCGTAGAGCCAAGCCCGTCTCCAAGCGATGAGCCGCCTGCGGTTATTGAATTTGCTGGAGAGGCTGCCGCAGTAGTGGGCGAAGCCGTTGCCGCTGTTGCTGAGGCTGCGGCTGAAGCAGTGGGTGCGGTTGCGGATGCTGCTGGGGAGGCAGTTGACGCCGTTGCCAAACTTGGCGAGGACATGACCCCTGAAGAGCGTAAGCAGGCGCAGGAAGCCGTTGTGCCCGCCGTCATCGTTACCCAGATTGCCAGTTCCGTAGCCTCCATTGCTGCCGCTGCTCGCCCAGCGGGTGGCACGCCAACGCCAACAAGCGGCGGCGGAGCCCCAGCGGGGGCGCCAAGCGATAGCCCAAAGTCGTCTAACAAGAGAAGCCAGAAAGGAGGTAAAAAGTGAAAGGAAAGATCATTGCTGAACTCGTCTCTACCTCGTGGACTATCCTAGGTATGTTCGTAGCATGGGTCGTTCTTGAAGGTGAGGCAAAGTCCGTCGTGGGGGTTTCGCTCCTCCTGGTGATCGCCGCCTGGGCTGTAACAATGCCAATGCGCCTTCGCGACTAACTATTTGCACCCCTCCGTTGGGTCTGGTAGAATCAACGGAGGAGGTGCACGATGGAAGACCAAAGCAACGCATTGTTCGAAAAGATTGGGCGCATGCTCATGGACCTTGAGTTCCTTATGACAGAGCGTCAGGCATTGCACAAAGAGATCAAAGAACTAAAGGATAAACTTGCGGAGAAAGAAACCCCAGCGAATGGCTGAGGAGATTCTTGAAAAAGCGCGCAGGATGTCCACAACGGGCAAGCGGAAGGTATTTAATTCCCTTCTGAAAAGAGCCCTAAAAAGGAAGGGCATCAGCGTTACCATGCTTGCTGAGCGCCTAGGCGTTCCCGCTGGTACGGTGCAGCACTGGTTCTACGGCGTGCACTTACCTCCGTCTAAGTACGGCGGACCCCTTGGCGATGCCCTAGATAACTCCACACTTGAAGCGTGGCTTGACACGCTCTATACCCATCACTGCTTAGTGTGCAAATGCATCTTCCGCTCTGAGGGCTTCAGTGGTCCAAGGAAATACTGCGGCGATGACTGCCGTCGCATGGCGGGAAAGATTGGGGCAAAGAACATCTCCGCTAAGCCCAGCAGGGATCGTGACCTTCTGGTCATCTACAAGCGGTCTGTTGCAGCCTTCTGCCACGAGTGCGCACGAAGCCCCCTCTGTCCCAATGCCAAGTGCGAACTACGCGCAGCCAGCCCCCTGAAGACGGAAGAAGACATAGAACTCATGCGCCCCGTCCGCCGCTCAACTAAGTGGACTGAGGAGCGAAAGCAGGCATTTAGCAAGAAGATGAAGGAGCAGTGGGCTGACCCAGAGATTAAGGAGCGCCGCGTGGCTGCTGTGCGCAAGGGCGTTGCTGAGATGGGGGAGCAGGGTCGCGAACAGCGCAGGCTCAAGGTAAAATTCCATTGGGCGCAGCGAACCCCAGAGCAAATCCAGGCACATATTGAAAAAACGTCCGCTACCCTCCAGAAGGGTCGCGAGGAATACCAAGCAAAGCAGGCTGCCGCAAAAGAATAGCCTGTAAAGAGTATAGTGTTGTAGACTTCGCAGGGCTTTATCCCATAGACAAATGCGTTATGCTGTCTGGGTGGTTGGAATTTACGAGACGGTCTTTAGCACCCTAAGCAGCGACGCAACGCTGCAAACGGCGCTTGGAGGCACATCCTCTAACAGAAAGATCTTCCCTATCCACCACAGGCAAAAGGAGTCTACCCCTGCGATCAGGGTGGCAGTTCTAAATACGTCGAGCGATGTGGGTCATCCTATCGAGCGACCAATTATTGACTTCCTGATCGACTCAGGCGCAGGAGTCACGGAACTGAACACCATCTCGCTGCGGATGGACCAACTAATGAATAGGCAAAGATTGGCTCTTAACAGTCCAAAAACTGTTATCCACCTTTGTCAAAAAATTTTCGAGAGAGACTCATTTGAGCCAATCTCGAACCAATACAGACGGATCGTTAGGTACGCCCTGACGGTCACTAACTGAAGGAGATAACCAGTGCTTACACTTGGCAGTGGTAAGGTATACGCAGCGGCTTACAACAGCGCTGCGGCAGATGGTGCATGGGCGCTTGCGTCTATCGACACCTATTACCCGACAACCGCGGGCACTTCTGGTCTGTTCCTCATTGGCGAAGTTGGCGGCGACGTCGAGTTCAACATTGAGTTCCAGGAGAAGGAGTTCAACGGTCAGGCAAACTTCCCAATCGCTAAGGGCTTCTACGGTGGCAAGGTTAGCCTTGGCGCCAAGAAGGTCGAACTCGATTTTGGAAACCTGAAGCGCCTCCTTGGCGCAACGCAGTCCACGGGGACTGACAACAACCAAGAGACCTACAGCGAGACTG